GAAACTCCAGCTGCCTGTGTACGATTGCCAAGGCTGCATGGACGCAGGCTCATATGACTATTATTGGGCCAAGGACTTAACTAAGAGAACGCGTAGGTCAGAGGTCCATGAGCAAGCTCTATATTCGTTCATCGACGTGGATTATTATATGCACCTTCCTTCAGTCTTGGGAGCCATGCCGTTTAATCCGGTGGCCATTTACACCATTATTCCTGAAAGTGCAGCCGACGACATTGACGATTCTAGTTTTTGCTTTCTACCGTCTGGTGAGATTAGGTACACACTCACCGGCGGTGGTTCGTTCGTCCACAAGCTTTGGTCTTACGCCGGCGACAACGTTACTTTGTTCGACCCGTGGACCATGACAACTTCGATTTATTTAGTCGAGAAGAGACACATTTCCACTCACCGCTATGTAGTTTACCTCATGCCCGTGGCTCGATATTCAAATCTTTGGAGTGTTCTCAGCTTGTTTCTTTTGGAACACCACCATTTGGCCCGCTTTGACCCTAGAGCAGGAGATTTCGCCTCATTCAAAGTGAAGAAGCCCGACGGCATGTACATATCCATTGGCCGACTCGGGTCATACCACGCCGCCACGCTTAGACTTTCTGAGTATGATACCATTCTAACGACTTACAGGAACAACCCCACTAACTTGAATGTGTCCACCATGGAGAGATACACTACTCTCCCCCAAGTTTACCGGCCGATAGTCATTGACCACATAAAGACGTTACAACCAAAGCCACAAGCCATCACCTTTCCTGTTGATCAGTCCATCGTTAAATATCAGAAGGTCAGCCCAGCCAATTACGACGCTCTAGCTGTTAACGGGCTTGTAGCGTATATGAATCCGATCATGCTCGGCGTCCAGTCTCCTGACCAATGTGAGTCTAACGACCGAGCTTGCGTGAACGGCCGTATCTTAACACCCATGGAATATTCTGCCGCCCACGCTACTCCGAGTCCCTTTCTCGACAAATGTATGGAGGAATTCGTTGGGTTATTTCTTCGCGGAGAGACGTTCCATCCATGTTTGGATTCGGAAGTGTTTGACAGACAACCTCGCCCAGGACAGCAGCGCATTCTCACCGCTGCTGCTGAGTGGGGTAAAGGAGCTTACAAGAAGATAGTCCAATCTTTCCAAAAGGTTGAAGCCTACGGAGAAGATAAAGACCCGCGCAACATTTCTACGATTACAGGGCCTGTTAAGCTACAGTACTCATGTTTTATTTATCCGCTATCTGACTATCTTAAAACTCAGCAATGGTACGCCTTTGGCAAGACTCCCAGTGAGATTGCCGACGCCGTGGCTGAGGTGTGTCGCGACGAAGTAGAAGTTGACGAAACTGATTTTTCAAAATTTGATGGACACAAGAGTTATTTGCTCCAGGAATTGCACACTAAGTTGCTAAGGGAAGCCTATCCAGATTATGCCGAAGAAGTGGTTGAATTACATCAGGCCACGCTTGACGGAAAAGGCTTCACCAAGCATGGCGTCACCTACAATTCGGGTCCTACGCAGCTTAGCGGTAGCCCCGACACCGCGGCTTTTAACAGTCTCGACAACAAGTTCTGCGATTATTTTGCAAGACGCCGCCGAGGTGACAGCCCTTCCGACGCCTTTGACAGCAAAGGAATATTCGGCGGAGACGACGGGCTCAGCGCAGGTCTGAGCGCCTCAGACCTCGACGACGCCTGCGTCCTCTTAGGTTTGCGCATTAAGACTAAAACAGTGCGAAAAGGCGGCTACGTCAGCTTCCTTGCCAGGTATTACAGCAAGGATGTCTGGTACGGAGACCGAAACTCCGTTTGCGATATAAGACGCCAATTGGTCAAGTTTCACACCACGACTAAACACAACAGCGACATCACTGCCGAGGATGTGTTAGTGGCAAAGAGCATGGGCTATTACTGCTCAGATCGGTACACCCCAGTTATTGGTCCTCTCGTCACGAAGGTCATGGAACTCAAGTTCGGCAAGGAACTTTCGCTCACCCGTTTCCGCTCGTTTTTGGACTCACGTAACAACCGCTTGGACGTCATACTGCCCTGGCATTTGCGACTGGACTTGTCCAATCAATATCCCCAACGTCCTGACAGCGAATTTTATGATCTGTTGTACGAACAGATTCCTGATTTTTCCATGGAGCAGTTTAACCGCTCTTTGGAAGGTTGCACGTCGTTGTCCGAAATATTGAAGTTTCCCTTATGCGTCCCGGAACCCATAGTCACTAGAGACAGCACCACTTCAGAGCATCCTGACGGGTCCGACCCTCCGACTGCGTCAGTGTTAGAGGCTAAGACGAACGAAGTTGCCTCACTAGCCAAGACCAAACAAACAGCTCGCAGTAAGGACC